CAATCTTTATATTTACACATTAATTTTGCGTCGGTTAATTCTTCCAAAGTTTCATAACAAACTTCTTGTTTTATTCTTGTGTTAATATCTTCCATAGATAATTCAGGTTCAATAATAAGTTTAACTTTTTGGTCTGTCATCTTTTAATATTATAATACTTATATGTTTAAGTATTCCATTTCGATTTTTTTATAAATCAATTTTTGTGAAAAAATAACTCAATAATATATATATGCCTTCTCGTAAAAGTAATGATTATAATTTAACAGCAGAAGAAGTTTGTAAATTATTTAATATTAAAAAGGAAGTGGAAAAAGTTAGACCATCGTAGGTGAGATTCCTACTATTGATTTTACATTATTGGTTATTTTTTACTCCGCGAAGCGGCGTTTTAGATTACCAAGGATGTAAAGTATGAAAACCTAAAAGAAAATATCCAAAAAGCAATAAATGAAATACCAAACGAAAAATATGAAAATATATTCAAATGTGCTTATGACAGACCAGATAAATATGTAGAAAAAAATAAAACACGAAAAATAAAGAAGAATTGTAAATTATTTTTATATGGGTTAGGACTATATAAAAATCGGCGTTTGAAATGTAAAAAGGTGTAATAACTTTTTAATAGAAAGGTAATAAACATATAATCACTATTCATGTTAGAAAATGATATTGGTGTTCAATTTAAATGATATAATAATTAATAATTTATTTTTTACTGAAACTAGAAAGAATATTACAATGGATGGTACATTTTCTAAAATTATATATTCAGATGAAAATATTGCTATGAATGGTATATACATCAATATATGTCTCGATGATTATTCCTATGATAAATCACATAGTAAGATAATTCTTAAAGATACAAAAAATAATATTAAAATTATTAACGAAATAACTGAACTCGAATATTATATTTTAAAATATTTCAAGCACATTAATGCTATTACTAAACAAACCAAGTATTTATTAAAGGAACAACTTAACGCCATGCTTATTAAAGTATATCGTTACAATCATCAACATTTAAATAATACAGAACTGAACGGGAAGACAATATTGAGAATTTCTGGTATATGGGAAGATACTAACAATATTGGCCTTACATTCAAGATAATGGAAATCTTTCCGTTAGTGTGAATCATTTTTTTAACTAAATAACATATTCATCTTGGGGTTTCTTTTTTGAAATGGCTTGTTTCCATTTGACAATTTATGCGGTCTTGAATAAATGGTGTTTTCCTCGCGTCCTGTATTAAATTCTGTAACATTTAAAAAACCGCTTGAATCGTTATAATAATAATTCAAGTCTATTATATTTTTATAACCTTCTTTTGACTCTTTCCTATACATTTGGTATTCTTCTTTGTTAACAGTTTTTATAACACTGTCTTTCATGTGTATTATTTCTTTACTTCCTGGTTCATACATATTATTTCTGTCGATTTTTAAGTTATGCTTTATCGCTCGTTGTTGTAATGCGTTATCTTCGTATCCCCAAGCCCAGAAATTGGGAAAACCACCTATTAATTCGAAATCACTTGCTTTTATAGATAAGATACCGCCTAGTGTAAACGAGTATCCATAGTGGTGTTTTATTGTTCCTGTTTCAGTATAATAATCTATTGTGTTTTTTGATTTGGGCATTATATCCACGTCATTAAACACAAGAGTTATTTCTTTATACGTATCAGGATATTGTTCTTTTACATACAAAAATCCTATATTTTTCATTGCTCCACGATTAAAACTACGTGTATCCATCTGGTGTATATATATTATTTTATAATCATCTAAACCAGTTAGTATATTTTCCATGTGTTTTGAATATATTTCTTGGTGTTCCTTTCTATCTCTGTAAGGTACTAAAAAAATAATTCGAGGTGGCATAGTATAACTATATTATTTACTTATATTATTATAGGTCTATTTGTTGTATTTATTTAATATAACACTTGGAATTAATTCGCTCTTTAATTCTTCCAATTTCTTGAAACATTTATTCGTTGTGACTTCACTTACACCACATACCACTTTTATATCCGTCTTACTTACGTCTAAGTTGCAATTCTGCGCAATGAAGTATATTATACCTGCTGCTATCGAGTGCGGCGATTTATCACTTATAATATTGTTTGCCTCTACCTTCTTTGCTACAAACTTAGACAATAGGGTTAGTTCAGTATTGATATTTAAGTGACTACAGAAGCGTTCCATGAAATTTGATGGTGTCGTTGTCATTAATTCAGTTTGCTGTGACGTTTCGTAACCACGTTCTATATTGGCCAGTATATTTACAGCCATTGAACAACCCGTTGTAGCACTTGTTTTGTCTAACTTGAATATTTCCGCTATTTCGTGTGCTGTGCGAGGACAACCATTCAAGCGACAACTTATATATATCGACGCCGATTTTATACCATCACGATTCAATCCCCTAAACATCTTTTGTTCTGATATATCTTTATGTATAGCCATCGCTTTGTCTATGAAGATTTTAGGTATACCTGCGTTTTGTGCCATTACTGTAATAAATTGGAACTCTGAGTATAATGACTTTTCTCGATGTGGCATTGACTGCCATTCTGTCCATTTCCTTATACGACGCATCTCATAACTAGAATTATTTGAACATAATACCTTACAACCAAATGATGATTCCTTTAAAAGTGGATTTATTGGATTACCACAACGTGCTGGGTCTTTCGCATTACGGTCATCCGCACCGTAAAATCTCCATTCTGGTGAAAAGTCTAATTCGTGTGTATATACAATTCCGCATTTTTCACTCGAACACGTTGGAAATCCTTCTTCTGATATTTTTAGAACTGTATTACATAATGCACACAATCCTTGTTCCGTCATCTTGGACTCATTCTCGTATAAACATTCCATTTTATCATTTTCAGATTGGTTACGATTTTGGTCTATGTCATATATATCCCATAAACGGGATTTATGAGAACTTGATAAATTAGTCTTGCGTTTCTGGGTTTTAGCAGATTTTTCTCTTTTTTTATTTAATTGAGGGGTTTGTTGTATTTGACAATCCATTATTATAGTATTTTATATATATATTAAATCATTTTTAAACGCATTCAATTTTATATCTTTATATGTTAGTATATAGATATAAAATGAATTCAATCGCGACATCACTAGGATTACAAACAGCATCACAAGCAACACCACAAGAAAAAGTAGATGGTAAATTATGTATTCAATTATCAACAGAAAATTTAAATGAGTCACAAAATAAAAAAATCCAAACTGAAATATGTGAGATGATTCAGAAAACACTCACCGCAAAAATAGAGGGTTTTGAGAAATCACTTAAGGCTGTTGCAAGTGGTATCGTAGAACAAGTAAATACTAATTTAACAAATGAAATACAGAGCCAAATGTTAATAGTTATTAATAGGGGTTTCAATGATAAACTTGATCAATTCTATAAACAAGTAAATGAAACACTTGTGAATGAGTCTTTAATTGATAAAATTATATTTGATATTGGACTGAAGTTAGACGATGCTTTAATTGAAAAGAAAGATTCTGGCAATGCTGAAATATATGAACAACACGCCAAAACAAAAGAAGGCGAAGAAGGCACACCACGAAATGGTGGACGGAAAACAAAACGAAATTTAATGCGGAAAACAAAACGAAATTTAATGCGGAAAACAAAACGAAGTAAAGTATAAATAATAATCATTTGTAATAAATAATTGATTATTATAATTCAAGGTCTAAAATTAATCTTCTTTTCTAATTTATTCATCATATCTTCGCCGTATACTAAATTACCCGTAGGTTTATAATCCTTAATAGATGAATATTCTTTTCCGTTTTTACTTACTTTATTGTCAGTAGATTCTTGTTGATTAAATATACCGTTGTTAGGGTCTGTTGCTTCTTCATCTAATTTAGTAATTACATTACCCTTTTCATCTAATACGACTCCTAAACGCTTTTTAATTTCGGTGCGTACATAAGACGGAACCCAATTATGCCAAGAGATAAATAATGTATTGGGATGTACATATTTTACAAAAAAACCATTGTTTTCCAACTGCGAAACGACAAATCCTATACAATCACCTTTATCATATATTGGTTCTCCTACTAAATATTCAGGAACCGCAAACCATATACTGTTCTCAGTTATATTTTTACTCTTTGCAGTATGATTAATGCGTTTATGAATACGCTTTAATATTTTATTGAATATAGACAACTGTTTTAAATCTCGTTTCTGGCGTTTATCATATAGGTCATCTATATTTATTTTACTACCTCCCCCTTCTTCTTCGTGATCAAAAATGAATATAGACGACATTTAATATGGTATATTATAAAACCATACTAAAAAAATATAGAAAAAACATATTATTCATACTTAATGAATGATATAACTTTGAATACCATTATTGATACAGGTTCGAATACCATTATTGATACAAGTTCGAATGCCATTATTGATATAACTTTGAATACCATTATTGATACAAGTTCGAATACGATAAAACATATTGTAATTGGTGGTGGTGGACAATATGGATTAACAATGTATGGTATAATAAAGGAGGCACATAAGAAAGGGTTTTGGGAGTATAAAAATATAAAATCGCTATACGGCACTTCAATTGGTTCGCTTGTTTGTTTATTGATAACGTTAAATTACGATTGGGATATATTGGACCGATATTTTATAGAACGTCCTTGGGAAACAGTATTCAACTTTGATTTAAGCACCATAATGCATGCATTCGAAAATCGTGGGTTATTCGACCAAACTATAATGGATAAATTAATTAAACCATTGTTACTCGGTAAAAACATACCGGTAAATATAACTCTAAAGGAACTGTATAACCTAACTGGTATCGAATTGTATATAACAACAAGTGAAATAGTTAATTTCGAACTAAATGTATTATCTTACAAAACACATCCTGAATGGCTTGTATTAGATGCCGTTTATGCGTCGTGCAGTCTGCCTGTTATATTTTCTCCAATTGTTAAAAATAACTGTTGTTATATAGACGGTGGATTGTTCTCAAGTTACCCTCTCGACTTATGTATAAAAAATAATTGTGATACCGATGAAATTTTTGCTATACGCAAAGTATCAAATAACAAAAGAGAACCTATTGATTATAAATCGTCATTATTCGATATTGTTAAAAATATAATTCGAAATGCGATGAAGTCTTTCAATAATATTCCGTTAAATACAATTGAAAATGAGATAAATATAAATGGTTCTCCAATCTCATTTGAAGGTATTATTAGTTTCTCGACATCGAAAGAAGAGCGAATTAAAATGATTAACGAAGGTTGTTATTTATTCACGTGCTTTTATCATACTAAATCGATGAACATTTGAATATTCACCTGTAGGGTGCGGATTGAATTATTCGTTGGTGTAAATTATAAAGTTTTATTTATTTCACCAATAAACATCTTTAATCTATCATATGATATTTTAGCATCATATTCGATTGGATTCTTCATATCATTGTCTATATACACCTTAATTGTTGGGTATGATTCAACGCCATATTCTGATTTATTCAACTTCGCTTGACTTGATTCCGAGCAGTCTTTTTTAATACAATTAATCTTTAACTTCCCTATCTTTTTGCCATTATATTCATCCTCAAATTTATCCCATTCAGGTTTTGCGTTTACACAGTGTGGACACCAGTCGGCATAGAAAAAATATATATCCACTTTGTCTGCGTTTTTATTAGCATTTGCAACGTCCTTAAATTGAACTGAATTTTTATCACCAATCAATGCGTTATTTTTATAAACTGTGTATCCAATGAACGCGAATACAGTAACAAGTATAAAAATAAATAGACTTCTCTTATATGGTGCGAAAGCTGATTGTAATTTAACGATGATTCCCGACATTATATATATATATATTTGTATGATAATTTTTTTGTAGACTAAACATATATATTCATATATTAAGTATGAATACGCGTAAAAAACAAAATAACAAAAATAAGGCGAGAACCTTTAAGAATAGTGATTATTATAGTAATGATGGTATGTTAACCAGTATTTGGGGTCCACCTCTATGGCATGTATTACATTCGATGAGTTTTAATTATCCAATAAATCCAAGTAAGATCGATAAGATCCACTATAGAGATTTAATACTTAATCTCAAGTGGACGTTACCTTGTGGCAAATGTCGGAAAAATCTTATATGTAATTTCAAGAAATATCCCATTAAAGTATCGCATATGAAATCTCGTGATAGTTTTTCTAAATATGTTTATAAATTACATGAACTAATAAATAAGATGCTAGGAAAGACGTCTGGACTTACTTATGCCGATGTTAGAGAACGTTACGAACATTTCCGCTCTCGTTGTACCAAAAATGAAGATGTAATAATTAAACGTATAGAAAACGGTTGCGTAAAACCATTGTATGGAGTAAAATCGAAATGCGTGTTGAATATTATACCAGATGAAACAAAATGCGAGTCATTGATAATTGACGCAAAATGCATAAAAACAAATATTCCCACCAAGTAACGATTTTAGCATTTCTTCTTATCTTTTATCTTTTTATCTCTTATAAAATAAATAGTAATTATATATAATGACCGATTATAATACCGATATTAAAGGTTCTGAATTCATAGATGATACTATAGATGATGTCCCATTTTGGAGTGATAACCCAAATGTATTATTTGCTCTTGAATATATTACAGAATTTTTCCCTGTAGGTGATATGACTTATAATCAGAAAATAAATGCTGTTACACGTTCGACTATTATTTTCTCTATTATAGTATTCGCAATTAGTCCCAATATACGGACCCTATTAGTAATGTGTCTAACGATTGCCGGAATTTATGGGATTCATCATTATAAGATACAAGAATTAGAACGCGAAAAGCGACTAGCAAAAGAAGGTTATGAAAATATTACAGACACAGTATTAGCAAATAATGGTATCATTAGAGACTCGTCTACTTTTAACGAACCTAATACAAAAAATCCTTTTAGTAATGTATTGGTTAGTGATTACGAATTCAATGTCGATAAAAAACCTGCTCCTCCGGCATTTAATGACCAAGTTAATAATACGATTTTGGAAAACGCTAAGAAGATGGTTTCCGAGTTGAACCCAGGACAACCCGATATTGCCGACAAGTTATTCAAAGATTTAGGAGACCAGTATGTTTTCGAGCAGTCAATGAGACCGTTTTATTCTAACCCTTCAACTACGACAGTTAATGACCAGAAAGGTTTTGCTGACTTCTGTTATGGTTCAATGACGTCTTGTAAAGAAGGCAATATGTTTGCTTGTGCTCGTAATCTACCTCGCTTTCAAATGTAATCAATTAATACTTTCTATAATATAATTTATCTACGATTATATTATATCATGTTTTCATTTAACACACATCCATTTAATAATACCGATCGTATTGGTTTAGACAATACAGACAACTCTCAACGCAACCTTTCAAACTCTAGATTCGCTGAATATGCTACTGAGAACCATTTTTATACGAATGCCAGTACGAGTCACGTCAAATTCGCAACTTCTGCCCCCACTGTGAATTTTCGAGGGTCTGTTGGATCTGGACTACCAGGCGACATTATTGATAAAGACTCTGAACTTATTATTAAAAGCGAACAGCAACGTGCTTTTGAGAAATTGCAATTGAACCAGCGTCCTTATGTCACTGTCCCTTATTTAGGGCGTGGACCCAATAACGCTGCGATTGAGTCCCAACTACAACAGGGACAACAAGTTACTGAACGTAAGAGCACTTCAACTGTTATGGAGTCACAGTTTATTGACTATCAGAATTATCCATTGACTAAAAAGGTGAGCGAGCGCGTTAATAATCCTGCGTATTCTATAGAAGAGGCTGCTTTAGATGGATGGGTTCGCGGAGGGCTTCCGAGTCGTGAAATTTATAATGACAATTCAAAGTAATCATTTAGCATAATTATATTTTGTGCGTATATATTATAATTATGCCTGGAACTGAAGAACCTAATTCAATGCCTGATGAATCTCAAATCACAGAAGATACAAACACAGGAGAAACAACCACAGGAGGTACAACCGCAGAAGAAATAACTGGTGGAAAACGACGCAGTGCTGCTCAGAAAATACATCAGTTTTTTAAGCGTCAACTTCTTAAACAGAAGAATGGTAAAAAGTGTAAAGGAAAGTCAAAAAAAAATACAAAGAACAAGGGTACTAGAAAAAAACGTGGTGGTAACTCCAGTAAACACCGTCAATCAAGACGCCAACAACAACAGAAGAACAAGAGTAAGAGACATCGCAGACAACATTAAGTATATTCGTATTTTTTACCACAGTTACAGTCATAGGATATAGATATTTTAGATATATCCGCGTAATCATTCGTCATTCGTTTGTGTTTTGTTGTCATCAAATGTTTAGAATATTCACTCAATTTGCTACATTTATAGGTGCAGAAATTACACACAAAATTTGCGGAGATTTTTGGAGATTTTT